TCGATATTCCAATTCCCTCCGGTGCAGCAGTTACCGTTGTTCCATCATATAACGTCAATATCGCTTATCCTGCTCGCGCATTAGATATCGTTTGTCCGCCTCTTTATAAATTACAAGTTCCTTATGCGAGCGTTGCGGTTGATCCAGAAACCGGATTATCCCTTGCTGTTACTCAAACGGGTGACATTCTAGGATACCAAAACTTAATGCGTATCGACATTTTGTGCGGTTTTAAATGGCATCCACAATATGCCGTTAAATTACTATCATAAGGAATATGAAGATGAAAGACAGATACGATGGCGCTCCAGGAAAAGACGCAGCAATCGCCAACAAGCGACAAGGTCGTTATGAACGCGAGCATATGGAAAAAGATAACTTTGTCAAAAAACAACAACGTGAACTTGATAAATATTCAGGCCGCAAACCTGAGATGAAAGCTGACATGTTTGAGTTTGATGCAGAGATGCAAAATAACGGCGCATGGGCGCAAGGGTTTGCTAAGAAATTGACTAAGGGATTAGATAAAGTTGCATTCCCTGTAGATGGTGAAGGCGACGATTCCTAATGTGTAAAAGCTAAGGAAAAATCGACATATCACGATGATGTGTCGATTCCTTAAATAGGATGCGCTGGAGGCAAGGATGCCACAAGCCAATGCAACGGTTAATGATCTCATTGTTGATTCATTATATTTGATAGGTGAATTGGGTGTTGGTGAAACGCCCGATGGCTTTATGATATCGCTTGGAATTAGGCTGATTAATGAATTATTAGATAAGTTTGCAGCCGACAGTATTTATATTCCCTTTCTAACGACTATTGATTTTAATTTCACAGTAGGAAAAGACACATATTCTATTAGCGATATGATGGCTGCTGATATTATAGCGGATCGTGTTGTTGATTTATCATTTGCGAATTATTTTGTTCCTGCCAATGGAAATCCTGCTGGCGCAATTCCAATATCCACGCCTTTTACAGCAAATAGCGTGACGAGTCTTTTAACGTTAAGTTCGACTATTTCTTATCCTACTAACACGCCGATCACGATCTCAACCACTGGCACCGTTCCATCGCCTTTAATCGCAGGTGTTACCTATTATACTATTCAAGTGAGCCCCACGACGATGTATTTAGCGAGTACATCTGCCAATGCTCTCGCTGGCATATTTATCACATTATTAACCAATGGTGTGCCGCCCAATATTATTACAACCTATAATTTTCCCACACAACCTCTTAATGCGAGTTTGGTATATCCACTCAGAATCATCAACAAGGCAACTTATTGGAATGTAGTCAGACAGACGAATCTCTTATCGCGACCTGGGTTTATCTTTTTGAACAAACAACCACAAGAATCATTTATCACAGTTTATCCGATTCCTAATCAACCTTACGCTTGTAAGATACAAGTTAAATCCATGATGAATAATATCACCAATCAGCAAATGCTAACGGAATTGCCGCCTAATTATTACGGCTTCCTAAAATACGCATTGGGACGTAAGTATATTGCCTATTATCCTTCGGGAAATTGGCCTAAACAGAATGAGGAAGAATACGACGATTACTATGAGACATTTAAGAATTGTAACGAGACAGACTTAACACTACGACCGTCTGTGACCTTAACTGCTCCAGAGCCATTCTATTGGCCAAATATATTGAGCTATTAGCATGCCTATAGAGAATTATGAGTTTATAGGTAGTTACAATAATCAACGTGTGCCCAATATTGATTGTGAGCGCACGATCAATCTGTTCGAGTACATTGATGCTAAAGGTAAAAAACCAACATCCTTGCTACCCACCTCTGGCCTTGTAAATACAGGATTTGTTTTTGGATCATCCACCGGAGGATTTCGTGCTGAATATGTTTTAAATGGATTTGAATATTATGTGATTGGTACTGATATTTGGCGTCGAGATATAAATAACAATCTTACTCAGTTAAATAATTCTCTCACGCAGCCCTTTACGATTGTTGGAACGGGGTATGTGGGAATTGATGCTAATAATGCGGCAACGGGCGAGCAAATATTATTTGTAAACGGTCAGATAGGATGCATTTGGGATACAGGTACGAATACTTTTACTTATGATGTTAGAACGGTTGACCCTGCTTTTCCTATTGCACCACTTGATGTGTGTTTTATCGATGGTTTTTTATTGGTCGCAAACGGTGGGTCTCAATCTGCTCAAATTCCTACCAATACCTTTCAGTTATCCGCACTAAATAATGCCTATAGCTGGGGATTGGTAACGAATGTATTTACTGCAAGTTCTGTTACCAGTTTGTTAACGGTGCCAACTGTCATACCGACAGGTACTGCATTTCAATTAACGGTTAACGGGGGGACGTTACCACCTCCATTGGTTGCCAATACCACTTACTATGCCATTTTTGTAAGTCCTACGACAATTCATGTAGCATCTTCTTTTACGAATGCCTTATCGAATACTTTTATTACGTTAACAGGCAATGGTACCGCTGTTGATATTATTACTAATGCTGGCGTTGTTATTCCCTTCGCGCCAGGACAATTACAACAGGGTGCGATCAATTCGCATCCTGGTGATATTGTTGCGTGCCGAACTCTACATCGTCGAGTTTTCTTGTTCTCGCAGAATTATACCGAAGTTTGGGAAAATGCAGGTATTGGTACTAACCTTCCGTTAAGACGCAACAATGCATTATTGATGGAATATGGAACGCCAGCAATAGGATCAATTGTAACGGGTTTTGATAAAATGGTGTTCTTGTCGCAAGATAAGGATGGTCTGGGTGCTGTCATGGAAGTCATTGGCACCGAATCTATTCCAATTAGTAATCGAGCGCTTGATTTTCAATTAGCGCAATACGCCGAAATTCAGCAAATTAATGATGCGCGTGGTATTTTTATTAAAGAAAATGGCATTATTTTTTATCGATTAAATTTCACCCAAGCAAATCATACGTATGTTTACAATGTGACTTTAAGCAATCCTCAAACCGAAGAAGGAAAATTATGGCATGAGGAGCAAGTCTTAAATGGCAACCGGCATCCGGCGCAAACACACGGTTACTTCAACGGAAATAACTATGTTGGAAGTTATAATCAGCCAATTTTATATAAACTGGATAGTGCATTTGTTACAAATGACGGTGAACCAATCCCTAGAATAAGAATCGGTCGATGTTATGTGCCCTCGGTTTATAGTCGTACTCGCATTGATCGGTGGATGTTAGATATCGTCCAGGGTTTGCCAGTAGAACCTCTTTATTCCACCGACCCATCGCCAGTATTCCTATCCGTTTCAAAAGATGGTGGTGTCACCTATAAATATAGACAAACCGCCTTTATGGGTCCAATCGGTCAACGAACGGCTCGAACCGTTTGGCGAAAACTAGGCGTAATTCCACGCGGACAAGGATTTATTCCGAAGGTTGAATTCTTTAGTAAAGTGCCCTTCATCATTTTAGGCGCGGCCTGGTTTTTCGAAATTCTACCGGAGTAATTATGGCAAATAGTATTGATCAATTAACCTATTATGATCCACTTTTAAAAAGTAAGCCTGATAAAATGGGTGATGTTTGGATTGCCGCAATCAGCGCCTTTATTGAAACACTACAAGGTTATTTGACAGAATATGGAATGTTAGTACCACAAATTACAACGGCGCAGCGTGATACAATACAATCGCCTGTGAATGGGCAGATAATATATAATACAACAACGAATAAGTTCCAAGGGTTTGAGAATAACTCATGGCAGAATTTAATATGAAAACTTACATTTATGTCCTTAAAGACCCTGAGACTTTGGATATAAGATATGTTGGTAAAACTACATGCCTTAAAAGAAGGTTTAAATCACATAAATGCTTGAAGGCTACAAAAGGAACTCATTTATCTTCTTGGATAGTATCCTTAAGAAATAAAGGTTTATTACCTTTAATGGAAACTGTAGATATCGTTGAAGGCGCAGGATGGAGAGAAAAAGAATCCTATTATATAGAATTTTACAAGAACCAAGGATTTGATTTGGTTAATTTAACTTCTGGTGGTGAAGGATGTGAAGGTTATAAACATACGGATGAAGCTAGAAAAAAAATGAGTGATATTCAGAAGACAATAGTTAGAACTTTTATTCCTTCTTTTTCAGGAAATACCCATAAAAAAGAAAGCAAGAATAAAATATCTAGTAGCCAGATGGGAAAGAATAATCATAATTATGGCAAGAATTTATCTGAAGAAACTCGACTAAAGATTAGTAAAGTTCTAGGAAAAGAAATAGAAATAAATGGAATCAAATATGTTTCTTTAAGAGAAGCTGCAAGACAGTTAAATATGATTTGGGCAACCTTTAAATACAGATACAATAGAGGATTGAAGTTGATTTAATCTCGTATAATTTCACAAGGACGTGAATTATGTTTTCTTCTAATAATGGATTATATGCACAAGCGCCTGAATATGCAGGCGGTGGAATGGTTCCGGCATCTAATTATGGCGGCGCTTCTCAAGGAGGAATGGACTGGAATGCATTAGCTGGACATGCTCAAACAGCTATTTCAGGCATGCAAGGTAATTCCGGAAAACCTTATGGTGATGCCGCAGACCAATATAGGGAGTGGGCGCAAAAAGGTGAGGCGGCGCAACGTCCTTATCAAGAAGCTGGAGCCGGTGCAATTCCTGCTTTTCAGCAATGGCTAAGTGGTCAAAAAGATCCTTCCGGATTTATTAATAATTTAATGAATCAATATCAACAGTCTCCTTGGGCTAAATATCAACAAGAACAATCTGCTCGTCGATATGGGAATGCGGGTTCAGCCTCAGGTTTAACAGGCTCAACGCCTTTAGAACAATTTGAAATGCAGAATGCGCATGATATCAGTCAAGGCGATATGAAAGACTGGCTGAGCAATGTATTAGGCATTAATAATAATTATGGCGAAGGTCAGCAAAGTTTAATTCAAGGTGGCCAAAATGCCGCAAATTCATTAACTAGCATGTATGGTGATATGGGTCGTCAAATGGGTGAAGCAGCATTTGGACAACGCGCGGGTAAAAATCAAGATAGTAGCAATCTTTGGGGTGGATTATTAGGAACAGCAGGCACTGTTGTTGGATCAATTTATGGGGGTCCTGTTGGAGGTGCTGCGGGTGGTGCGATTGGTAGCAAGGTCGGAAATTATTTCGGAAGTTAATTTTTAAAAAGGTGAATTTATGGCGCTCCCATTACCTAAAGTTGTAGCAGATGCTGAACCAGGCGGCGGAATACTTGCAGCAAGCAATGCGGTTAATAAGTATAGAGTAGGCCAATCTGCGGCTGACTATGCTCCTTATACGAATTATGCTAATGCGCTGTCCAAAACTGCTTATGCACAAACTGCACCGGCAATGGCAATTGCCCAAATGTTATCGGGACCTGGCGCTGCTAATATGGACCCTAAAATATATGCTGAATTAGTAAATCAGCAGAATAATTCATTAAGAAATATGAATACAAGTATTATTCCTCATCCCAATGCAAGAGGTTGGAATGGAACGGGCAATATGCTGAATGCTTTATTACAGAAAATTATACCGCAACAAAAAGGACAGAATAGTTTAAATAATAATCCTGGTTCAGCACAACAAGGTTCACAAGGACAAGCTGGCAGCGGTGTATTAATACCTGAGGCTAATGCACCAAAAGGATTTACGCCAATGAATCAATTGCCGCCTGGACAAGAAAATAAAATTGATGATGAAGGTAACTCGATTCCTGCCGGTATAACGCCTCGCAATCAGTTGTTTGGCGGGGGAAATTTTAGCAAACAAGCAAGCAATGCTGCGGTACCTGGTTCTGCTGGAGGAGTAAATGCAACAAGCGGCGCAAAAGCAATTCAAGGAGGATTGGAAGCGGGTGTTAAAAAAGAGGCAGAAAACGAAGAAGCTCGCATGGATTCAATGATTAATGAAGATAATGCAAACGTAAAAAACAGTCCTCTTATTGTAGCTGCACTTAAAAAGGCTAAAGATGCTAGAGAAAGAATGAACTTTTTACAATCAGGGCCTATTGGTGGAAATTTACCTGGATTCACTACAGCAGCAAATGATTATGATTCTGGGATGGGTGTTTTAGTTGCACAAATGGCAAAAGCCGATTCTCAAGGAAATTTAACAAATGAAGGACGAGAATTAGCCGCATCCTCAAAATCTCCTAGAGCTTTCACCGACGAAGCTTTTTATCATATGTATGAATATAATGCTGGATTACAAAAAAGAAATTTGGAGAAACCTGTATTCAATAATATGTTTAAAAATGCTGGTTATAATTCTCGTGATATTCCTTTATTATGGAATTACTATCAAACTAAAAAACCATTTTATGATAGTAAAACGCATAAACAAGACAATAATAATATTAATTCGTGGGAAGATTTTTATTCTAATCCTAAAAACATCAAAGCTGCATTTAGTCCAAATGCTCAAAAAGAAATTGAAAAATTTATGGGATCAAAAAATTCAAACTCTATAAATAATAAAAAAATAGTGATCCCCACAGGAAAAAAACATGTAAGAAATAAGGAAACAGGCGCGGCCGGATTTATCCCTGCAAATAGGCTAGAAGCATATCAGGCGAATGGCTATGAAGAAGTTTAAATTTGATACAAGTGACTTTGAGCCATTAAGTAAGGGTGATAACGCCTTTACTCCTCATGATTTTGAACCACTATCAAAAAATGAGCCATCTAAGCCTATTAATCTATTTCCAAAACCAATGAGCGAAGAAAAAGAAAAAGAATTTAGGGATACTGCAAGGCAAACATTAAAACATGCTGCAATTGGTGGCGCTCAAGGACTTGCTAATTTTCCAAGCGATACGGCAGAATTATTAAACCCTACTTCACACAAAGTCCCTCGTTTTAATTTTGCGCCCAATACAGAAGCTTCAAAAATAGGCCAAATGATTGCGCCATTTGCAGGTCCTCAAGCGGTTGAATCTGGTGCATTAAAAGCACTTCAATATGCACCAAAAGCATTAAATTACCTTAAAAAATACAGTGCAACAGCAAAAGCAAATCCCATTAAAAATGCTTTATTAAAATCTGGTAAGACAGCCGCAGAAGTAGGTTATATCAATGCATTAGAAAATCCAAATAATTCTAAAAAAGAATTTTTAAAAGGTGCTGCTATTGGTGGCCCATTTGGCTTGTTAGGCTCTGTTGCAGCGCAAGGATCAAAATATTTACCATATCTCGCTAAAGCTGGGATGGGCGCATTAATTGGCAGTCAATTTGGTCATCCTTATATGGGCGCAGCAGCAGGCATTGGTTTTCCTGTGCGCGGTGCATTGGGAATGGAGTCAGCTAATAAAATATCCGAAGATATGTTATCTGGATTGCATGAAAAAGATGTTTCGAAAGCCGTTAATGCCAGTAGAAGATTGGGAACTAACATTACCCCAGGAGAGGCAAGCGGAAATTATGTAAGGGGCGCGCAAGAGGGCGCTTTAAAACGCACCGCTGGCGGTGGTCAATTAGGTTATAGATTAGAAGAATCAGAAAAATATAAACAAAATAATTCTATTAATAAAATGCTGGATACTATTTATAAGCCAACAAAAGAAAATGAAAATCATATAAATAAATTATATAAAAAAGCATATCAACATGATGTTGATCCAACCGTTGTTGCAGCAATGATGCAAAACCCAATAATGAGAAATGCAATTGAAAAAGTACAACTTGATCCAGCATTCGCAGATATTGCACATAATAATTATGAATTTCTTGCTCAAGTTAATAGAACAATGAGAAAGGAATCAAATTCATTAGCAAGCTCATCGGTTGGGTCTGAAAGAGTAAGTGCGCATCATATGGAATTAAATAGAAAACCATTTGATAATTTTTTAAAGAAAAATAATCCTGATTATGAAAAAGCGACAGAAGCAGCACACGGTAAATTAACTAGACAAGAAATCGAAAGAAAAGGAAATAAAGAATTAGAAGATTTAACAGCAAAATCATTTTATTCTAAGTTTTTAACTAACAGAAAGCCCTATCAAGAAATATTAAGACAAACTAAAAACTTCCCAGAAGCTCAGAAGATGATAAGGGATATGCGATCAGGATGGAAAAATTTATCTAGTATAAAAACAGTTGGCCAAAGTGAGGCTCAATCAAAATCATCTATAGATCAGATGAGAAATTTAGGAAATTATTTTATAACGATGATAAAAAATATAGATGGTGCCAAGGGCGATATTGCTAGATTAAAATTCATTTATAGCCCTGATTGGGAGAAAGGTTTTAAACAGCGCGCAATGATTCAAGATAAAAATAAAAGAATAAATGAGATTTCATCGTATATAGTAAATAGCGGATTAAAGGCGGGAATTGCCAAAAATAAAATGGATAATTTGATTGGCGTCTTAAATGAAAAGGATTGATTTTATAAGGATATAAAATGGCAATAACCTATACGATACAACCTAATCCCCATTGGGTGATTATTGATAATTTCTCTAAATTACCGAATGGTGCTGCGATCTATACGTATAGCAGCTTAAATCCTTCTGCATTTAAGCCTGCTTTCCAAGATGCGGCAGGCACGATTCCTTATGATCAGCCGATTGTAGGATTTGGTAATGGAACCATGCCGCCTATTTTTTGGGAGTTTGATTCAGCGAATCCCACTGACACTTATTACATTCGCGTTTATGATTCAGCCGATACCACGATTCAAAATTTCTTATGGGATTTTGATGGCTTGCCAGGTGAGGCGGGGAGTGGTGGTGGTACAATCGTTGCGAATAATGATATTCAGAATTTAGTTGTGAATGGTGCTTTTTATCGCCATGTTGGAACACAAACTGGCGCACCCTCTATTCCAACTTTTATTACTTTAGCACCGAGCAATAATGCAGGTTATGTGGGCAATCTAGCAGATCCAAATGGTCCTGCTTCCCCTGATATTATTTTTGCTAAAAATAATCAAACAGCGAGTGATTCATTAAGTTTTCCTCTTTTCACGCCAAATGGTATTGCATCCTTAGCGCCAAATCCTACACCGATTAATTATTTGAATTATACATCGACAGGTGCTGGATCGGGTGAGACCTATAAATATATTCAATTTCCAATTGTTCAAGGATTACAGAATTTAAGTGGACAGACATGTAGTATCAAGATTTTTGCGCGATTAAATAGTGGTAATGCAAATGTCACACTAACCTTAAGACAATTCTTTGGAAATGGTGGATCACCAAGCGCGGATGTGGTGACAGCTGTTGGAAGTCCAGCTATTACATCTTCTTGGCAATCCTTTATTTTTAATGGTGTCGTCATTCCAAGCATTGCGGGCAAAACAATAGGAACATGCGGTAATGATGGATTATTTTTACAAGTTAATTTTCCATTATCTGCTTTGGTTAATGTCGATATTGTTTTACCTAGTTTATATTTGGTTAATGTATTATCCGCTTCTGCCATTGATTTCCATTCCTATGATCAAGTGGATGCAATTGTTAATTCGCCGCGTACCGGTGATCAGAAAATCACAATAAGTCCATTTACATTGGGTTGGGTAGCAATGCTTGATGGAACAATTGGTAATGCGTCATCCACTGCATTCTATGCCAATATTGATGCATTCCCTTTGTTTGATATGTTATGGAATACATTTGTAAGCAATCAATCACTCGCACCTATGTTCACCAGCACGAATGTTAATGTCGCGTATGGTGCAGATCCTTTTACCGATTTTAATGCGAATAATAAAATTCAATTAACCTTTCAAGCAGGTCGCGCTATTGCGGGCGTTAATTCAAGTCATTTACTTGGAACGTTTGTGGGTGCTGAAAATCAAACATTAGTTACGGCTAATATTCCAGCTCATACCCATCCATCTGCAAACAATGGCGGCCAATTTATTGGAACCGGAACAGGTGGTAATATTATGGGAGCTGGCGGATTTACAACAAGTATTGCAGCAACCACCGGAAGTGCGGGATCTGGTGCTTCATTCCCAATTCTACCACCAACAACTTATAGAAATTTATACTTTAAGTTATAATGCCTTACTGAAAAGGACTTTTCATAACCACGTATTTTAAAAGGAATTAAAATCATGGCTCTCCAACAATATAATATTTATGCAGGACTTTCTCCTTGTCGCGTTGTTGCAACGACCAATCAGGCTGGAACGTATGTAAATGGTCCATTAAATAATGGTGTCAACGCAACACTTACCTATGCAACAGGTGTATTAACCATTGATAGCGTTGTTGTCATAGTTGGCGATAGTGTTTGTTTAATAGGACAAACCAATGACAATGAAAACGGAATTTATGTTTGTATCGTAACGGGTGCAGTGGGTGTCGCAGCCGTATTGCAGCGTCGGCATGACATGCAATGTATCGAACAAATCCGTGAAGGTATGTGGACAACGATTGGTGCGGGAACTGTAAGCGCTGGAACAATGGTGGTTGTAGTTGAACCTCTACCTGCTCGTTTTGGCATTGATGATTTAATTCTTACTTCTGCTATTGGCGCTGGTTCTGGAACCGCCTCAACCAAAGCTGCTAGTGATAATGCTCAACCCACAGTTGCATCAGTGGTCGGTGCAACACTTGCCAATCATGTCACTGTGTTTGCAGATACCGCGGGATCAATTAAAGAGGCAGATGCTGCCGCTACATTAGAACAAAACTTAGCTGTAACTGGCACCGTCGTAGCATCTGGTGCGATTACCTCTACCGCTGGAAATATTACCTCTGGATCTTCAGGCGATTTGGGAACATTTATTTCGTTTGCGCCAACGGCCGCTAATGGGACTTTAATTTTAGCTGCCGCAAACGCTGGTGCTGCATTTAATACAACCATTAGCAACGGCTCAATGACTCAGTCAACCGTTTACACAATCAGCGATATATTAGCTGCTACAGGTAATATTCCTGTCTCAACTAGTGCTGTTAGAATGAAAATGGTTCCGGATGTTGCAGTGGCAGGCGGTTCTGCAACTTCAACGATTACAGATGCGTTCTGTACTGCGGCTAGCGTTGTACTCGCTTTCTGGCAAACCCAAACTAATGCGGCAGTTACTCGACTTATCCTTCCTGCGGCTGGATCTTTCAATATTGTGACTGATGTGGATCCAGGTTCGTCGACCATAAATTATTTAATATTCAAATAAAATCAATACCAAAGGACTCTTGTTAAAGAGTCCTTTGGTTTCACATAATGCCATGTTTAAAACCATTGGCGAAAACTCTCCTTTCGAGAAAGACAACCAAGCCGGATATAAAGAAAAGGCGGGTGACAATAGATGGGTGCATTACGCTACAGCCCATACCTTCAAGCAAATGACTAAAGGTAGTAGCCATGACTTTGCCGTGGAAACACTTATCAATGCTGGTTTCCTTACCGAGGATAAAAAGAAGAAAGGAAACGCCAAATATTTAAGGCAGAAAAAAATAGATGGCACTAACTCAAAGTATTACTTCTTTGATGGTGCCATGTGGAATATGGAAGAACCAGAAGAGGTAACCGAGTAACCAAAGGTAACTAAAAGGTAACCACGGTTGGTTACCTCGTTTAGACCAGTAACCACGCGGCTTTGAGGCTTATTTATTATTTAGGTAACCAAATAATAAATAATAAGAGAGAGGATTATCGCGCGAGCCTGCTTAGGTTAAGGGGAAATAGAAAAGGGACTCTTATGTTTGAAAATTTGGTTACTTGGTTACCTTGTCAAAAAATGGCCTTGGAAGCCCCGTGGCTATTGAGTTCTTACGGTAACCAAATTTGGTTACCTTTGTGGTTACCGCTTAGTTACCGAATGATTTAGAGGCCAAAGGAGGGCATAAAATGACAAGCAGTGCAGCAAAGAGTGTTATGGCATTGTTTGATTCACTAGACATTGATTTAGGCGAGAATGGATTACTTGCTAAGCCTAGGTTTTGATGGCGCATATGATATAATATTGTTAATATTTATTTCAAGTTTTATAGGCATGATGCCGAATTTATACATAAGGATATGTATCAATGTCACTTCCATTTTCTTTTGTCCCGCCTTTAGATCCCAATTTATATACCGCACAAGTCAGAACGCTTGGCGGTCCTGCTCGTACAGGATCTGTTACCTATGACACGGGTTTTACTAACTCAACTACTCCACCAGGCGTTCTTGAGTTTGCGAGATGGATTTATATTGGGGTGACCGGAAATTTGGCTTATACCAAATGGGATGGTACGACCGATACATTGCCTAATTTAGCAGCGGGTATTTGGCATCCAATCTATGCCGTAAATGTTTTAACCACAGGATCAACGATTGCAGCCAATATGATTCGCTGGGGTAGCTAATGTGGACATATGGCAGCATTGCCATTCTTTATTATCCTTTTGCTGCGGATGATGTTCCTCCGCCGCCAACCGGATTTCTTTTGATAACCGATGGATCAGATCTTTTGATGAGCGATAACACGCCATTAGAAACGGCAGGAGCCTAAATTTATGTCAATGACGGTTGCCCAGATATTTGCGATTAATCCCACGACCGTTCTTGCTGATACGGATCTTTATTATTTAGTCCAATCGCCCTATACGCCTGGCACCGATGCGGCAATCACTGGCGCAAGTTTAAAAGCGGCGTTTGGTGCAAGTGGCACTATTAATCCAGGATTGATTAATCAATTGGGTTATTACGCCGCTAGTGGGAGTGCACTATCAGGATTAGCAACGCTTGCTAATGGAACCTTGATTACATCGGCTGGTGGCGCGCCAAGTATCAGTCAGACCTTACCCAGCGCAGTACAAGGTAATATTACAACTCTCGGAACCATTACTAGCGGCATATGGCATGGAACGATTATATCCCCTATTTTTGGTGGCACAGGCATTAATAATGGCGCTAGCACTATTACGATTGGTGGCGCATTTGCGCTGGCTGGCGCATTTGCATTTACCGGCACATTAACGAGCGCAACAAATGTTACTTTTCCCACTAGCGGTACATTAGCGACGACTTCACAATTGCCATCATTGCCACTATCGCCTGCTAATGGTGGTACAGGTGTTTCTAATACAGGAAATTTAACGTGGGGAGCCGCAGTAACCTTTAGCGGTGCATTTGCTTCAACCTTTACTTTAACTGGCGTGACGGGCGTAACATTTCCTACCACTGGAACACTTGCTACGTTAGCGGGCATTGAAACGTTCACCAATAAAACGATTTTATCGCCAAAGATTGATGTCATTTCAGATATTAATGGAAGTACCTCTTTAACGATTAATGCAACACCATCGGCCGTTAATTCTATTGCTGTCGTTAATACTCCGACAGGAATTGATCCATCATTTGTTTCGGTAGGCGCTGATACTAATATCGGCTTTCAAATTGGCACGAAAGGCACAGGAAAAATTACGCTAGATAGTCAAAACGCGACTAGTCCCCTAACTATTAATAGTGGAACTGGATTGCAACATGCCACTAATTTTTTATTCGCCAATACCTCAGCCACTCAAAATGTTACCTTCCCAGATGCCTCGGGCACAGTCGCGTTCACTTCATCTATTCCATCATTTCCTTTATCGCTTTCTAACGGTGGTACAAATGCAAGTTTAACGGCCTCTAACGGAGGAATCGTTTATTCAAATGCAACGACTTTAGCAATATTGTCAGGAATTGCAACGGGGGGTAATATGCTTCAATCTGGCGCATCGGGGGCGCCTGCATGGTCAGTATCTACATGGCCTAGTGCGATTGCGATTAATTCAATGTTATATGCCAATAGCACAAATACAATGTCTGCATTAGCACCTGTTAATAGTGCCGTTCTTACTTCTAATAGTTCGGGAGTTCCTGTTTGGGTAGTTGCAACAGGAACAGGTTCGCCAGTATTAGCCACTTCCCCTACGATGGTAACCCCGACATTGGGCGTGGCTGCAGCCACTAGCATTAATTTTGGCGGTACAGCGCTTGCAAATTATGTTGAAGGAACTTATACGCCTGTTATTACATTTTCTGGCGGCGTTGGTAATGTGGTTCCAACTTATACCACCAATGTTGGTATTTATACGCGCATTGGTAATAATGTTCATTGCATCATAAATTTAACCGGCAATGGCGGTACGGCAGGTGCCGGTACTGGTTTTATCCTGATCTCTTTGCCCATTGCGGCTAGTGCATCTAATCAAGGGGGCATTGCTGAAAATGGCAATTATGGAAATGGAACGACCGTTGAGATCGTGGGCGTTTCCATCACGGCTGGAACAACATTATTTATCTTTCCTTGGACTTCAATATTGACGGGTTTTAGTTCAGCATTAACAGGTGCAAGCCAAAATAATACGACGAGAAATATCTATTTAGATTTTTGGTATTTTGTATAGTGTGATAATATTTTTCTTTTTTAATGAAGGTAATTATCATGGAAATATCAGAAAAAGAATCTTTATTACAGCATATTGATAATCTAGTAGCCCAAATCGGATCCTTGGATAAATTACGCGATGAAGCCACCAAATCACTGCATCAAGCACAAACCCATTTAATTTTGAAAGACAAAGAAATTAATGGATTAAAAGAAGTCATTAAAAAGCACGAATCTGATCTTGAGAATTTAAAAAAAGAAGTTAAAAGTAATATATTGAACATTGATGATATTAATATTGAGGTAGATCAATCCGCTTAACGGATAATAATCTTTTTAGGTTTCATCTTCTTAGATTGTTGGCCAAATGCCTTGGCTATCTCAGTCGTGAGTTTAATCGCATTCGCTTCTGGATGGCCAACATGTTTAATAACCTTTACATTGCGCGGTACTAACGGCTTACTTTTTCCAAGAATTATTGGCATTTATTTATCCTTTAATAGATTATCTAATGAAGTATTAAAAAATAATTTACTATTTTCTATTAGATGTTTTTTATTATCATATGGTGTTCCATTTATTGATGAACCAATAACATTGATAGCATTTTGAATTGATGATGATAGAAGTGCACACATTAGTTCACCCGCTTGACATTTATCTTTATGTATTTTTATAAATACATTTTCTACATCTACATATTCCTTAATCATTTTTTTACTTAATTCTATAGTTGTAGATTCACTGGGTTCATTTTTTTGAAATCTTTCATCATCGTTCATTGTAATTCCTTCATTATGAATAACGTTATATTACATAATTACAGTTAACCAATTTGGTGTAATTATAATTTTTTATACTATCGATAAGGATCATTATGAATAGTTATCTAGTTTGATTATTTATCTTTTCACTTTTTATCGTTATATCTTGATAATATTTTATTAAATCTTTTAGTGTATCTTTATCGTGTTGAAATTCCTTATTAATCTCATATTGTTCTATATATTTTAATTGTTCTTTGTCCATATGATAACTTGATATTGCCTCTAGAAGATTTATTATTTGAAATAAAATAGTAGTTATTAATATTCCCAAAGATAAATAGAAAAAACTACTATTTTTATTTGAAAAATATATCCAATAGGAACCCCATATCACTCCGATAATATTAAAAGTTAAAATACCAAGTTGCATTCGTGAAGATTTACGATTACATTTAATTGACAATTTTAAACATTCTTTTCTTATATCCATAAGACCAGTCATTTTTTTTCCCCTTTAATCATTCAATTTGTTCTCAACATGCTGTGCATTCATAAATTTAGCTCCCTGTTTATCAAATGATTTTTTAATATCTATTTTTAAATTATTGAGATTTTTTTCAGCTTCTTTATAAAACTCAGGATGCATTTCGCTAGTATGATCAATAATTATCTCCAAACATGTAAACATAGATGAAATAAAAGCGCTTATTATTAAATTATAACTATAAGACACATTAATAACCCCCTTTGTTTTTTGTTTAAGAAGGTGATCACCAGCTGTTTGGCATAATTTATCAACCAGTCTATCTACATCGAGCATAAATTCTTTATTCATTACCGACACCTAATAATATATTTCATTAATTTTCGTCCTTTTCCCATCTTAACCATTTCAAACGGAGATTTATCATCTAATTCTTTAATTTTGCTCATCCACCAGGCGATAGTACGATCTTTATCATACCCAAACATTTCTAACGCATAATTATAAACTCGTGAGTAAGTTAAATTACGGGGAGATTTTTTATTATCAGAAAGCATTGTATTAATTCCAGATTTCAAAGAAATTTAGCGGCATCACTATATTTTCCACTTATGTTCAGCATCCGGCACAAATGTCATAGCATAACCATGCTCACCGCCGCCAGCGCTATTATCACTTGCTATAATCCATCCGTTAATTACTTCCATGCGCCAGGTATGGCATATGATGACTCGATTGATACATTCCCAGGATGCAGCATGGCAATTCGTTGTTAGAAATTTTCTCATTGTTAATCCTAAAATTATTCAGACTCGGCCGGAATTACACCGGCTAAAATAGTATGACTAGCCGTGTCATAGTCCTTTGGACTTACTATTTTTTGATAGATTAAAATCCACGCATCCTAAAATAGGAATATCGTTAACCCATTATATTTCGAGCTAATCAAGCATTTCATTGTCAATGCCGCGAGTCTATAAATTGGTGGGGCAGTCATTGTTGATCTATTAGGCTTCAACTACCATATTGGGCGCGTTGTGACGATCTGCCATATTAGGACGCGCACACGCCTCTTAGGTCATAACGATATTTTGCCCCATAAACCTTGGCAGCAAATGCGCTATAAACGGTGATTCAAGGCACCGAGCGTTATTAGCGCACGCATTTGCTGCCGTACCTTACAAACTCATTTTAGCGTACATCAATAAACCCTGTTTTTATTGCGCCAACGGACAAACCAAATGGTCCGGCTATTTTGGTAGATGCCGTTGCTGTATAGCGACCAGCATTCTTATACGTTGGATATAAATTTAAAGTTGCCTGATCTGTCCATCTTTGATGGGGATTTACCTTAACTTGAAAATCAGTTGTTTTGCATTTCTTAACTTTATCAACACAAAGATGATGTGAGACATATATTTTTTGTACAATATCAGTATTATTCATTACGCTAGCTAAATGATTAGATGTTACATAAGTCTGAACGCCAGCAAAACAAATCGCATCGGTGATATGAATATTATAAGTTGCCTCTAGCGGTGCTGCCAATATTGGCATTGAAGATAGAGCAATAAGTGTTCCTAATAATAATTTTTTCATTTAAATATCCTTTATTGAATTATTTTAATTTGCAAGAAATTTTGAATAAATTGCCAAGCCAAGCGAGTGAGGTTCTCTCGCGTTTCGGGTTGCGAAACCTAGGCTTGGCAAAGCTTTTATATCTCGCAAATCTATATAACATTAATTCAATAAATTATTTAGTCTTTTTTATAAATATTAAATAAAATTAATCCTAAGTTTAATACGCCCATGGTTGCAGCGGTTAATGCTTTAGAATGATCGTCATCTAATCCCATAAAATGAGAAACTGCATGATCCAATAACTTCAACCCCTGTTGAACCGCTTCATCTTTTGAAGTTGGTATTTCTGGCAAATTATCCATTATTTTAATATCTCCCAATCCGTTAATTGCAATTCTTCCCATGATGGCATGAAATCAAATTTCACCGGTTTACAGACTGCCATTTTATCTTTATCAATAAATAAAAACTTATCTTCTTCCCAATGATCTAATCGAAGACATTTTTTATTTCTTAATTGATCAATCGCTTCAAGAAAATTAAATTTAGTCCCATCACCATCGACCACTAACCAATCTTTAGAAATTAAAATATTTGGCGTATCATAGAAATTAGAAAACTCTCCGCGAAATGCAATGACATCATCATCAATCAATCTTAGGTGCATTAACTTTTCCCATTCTTTGCGACGAATCTTTTTTCCAGCTAACAATTCCTTATGCGCTTTTTCAAATAACATTATTTACATTCCTTTAATAATTCTAATAATTTATCAGCTTGAACGATTCGATGATTTTCTACAGCATCATCAGCATCATCAGCAGCAGCATAAGCAGCATAAGCAGCATAAGCAGCATAAGCAGCATAAGTAGCATAAGTAGCAGCAGCAGCATAAGTAGCATAAGTAGCAGCAGCAGCAGCAGCATAAGCAGCATCAGCAGCATAAGCAGCAGCAGCATAAGCAGCATCATCAGCATAAGCAGCATAAGCAGCATCAGCAGCATAAGCAGCAGCAGCATAAGCAGCATCATCAGCATCAGCATCATCAGCAGCATAAGTAGCATAAGCAGCATAAGCAGCATAAGCAGCATAAGCAGCATCTCGCCATTGCTGCTCGGTTATTTCTTTATGAATTAAATAATAATCAGCGATCGTTTGAATTGATTTTTTTTGATCGTCATTTTTTGCATATTGAATTACACTGAATTCTTCGTCAATTAGTAACCATCTCGCAAATTTCGGCCAAATTTCTGATAAATCGCTTCCTATATTAATAGCCTCCAAAAATTTTTCTGGCCATAATTTTGCTTGATTTAATGGCAAACATTCAAATATTCCATCTTCCAATCGTGCTAATATTGTTGGTATTCCAAGTTCAATTTCATAAGCACTATGCTTTGAACTATGTAGAGTGCATCCGACAGCACATCCTTTTCCTTTTTCCCAATAAACACCTTTTACTATTTCATCTGCTAAACGATGAGCATTAACCCTTGAAATATAAAAATCTTTTATTTCTTGCTTACCATGAAAAGCTAACATTATTTACATTCCTCAGCATAATATTTTCGGATACTTTCCCATATTTTTTTTTCACATGATTTGCAATGTTTTCTAAATATAGGATTGCCATTTATAAAATATGATAATAAAGAAATAACTTCATCGCTTTCTTTTTTACACTTATGAAACTTCATTTAAAATGGAACCTCATCATCTGGAAAACCAACTGGTTTGTTAGCTAATGGATTCGTTAAAGAACCGGAAGGAGATATAATATAATCCTTGACAATATTCTTAGCTTTGTAAACACCTCCCGTTGGATTTTGTTTTTCACCTTCAATTGACAAACAAACTTTTCCGCCATTTTTACCTATAAAATTAGGTGCTGGAATATTTCCGGATTTATATTGTTCTTGCATCCCGTTAACATCGCAGAAATGTTTTAATAATTTAATTAATGCCATATTGGTAAAGATCAGATGTTCTTTGCCATTTTCATCCCATACCATTAGTGTAATTGAAGTATATTCATTACCAGTTTTAGATATTTTATCTTCACTTTTAACAACGGTATATTCGTAAATTCCTTCTGGAACTAAAGCGGCAATTTGTAATTGCTCATCGGTTAGGGGGGTAAAATTCATTTTGCTAATCCTTATCTAATTTCTAAACGGTTATTTTGTTTAAGTGTTGCACCTTCGACAATGACACCGGCTAATATTTCTTCCTTAATTTTAAGCTTATCAATACTAACCACTTCTTTTATTTTTTTATAGTCATTTGAGATACTATTTTCATCTTCGATAAAAACAGATATCGGACATTTCTTGAGTTTAATCACAAAATAGGGTGATTTAATTTCACCAATTCCACATCTTTCCATATTTGATTGAAGATATTGAGTTAGATAATCAACTCGCTTATCTAATTTAGATTCTCGCTCAGCCATTGCTTTTTTAGCTTCTTCAATCGCCTTTCTTTCCGCATCAATATTTTTGATATAAGAGGCGACGGCAATACTTTTTTCCTCAACTTTCTCTTTTGCTTCTTCTAAAGAAATCAATTCACATTCATTAACTTCTCCAGTTTCTAGATTATAAGTTTTATCTAATGCTTCTTGATATTCATTTGTTATTTTATATAAATTCATAATGCTATCTCCTCATTATAATATTTTTTCATTTCTTCTTTGACGAATGCCAAATCATTTGGGATATTTCTTGTTGAAAATAGACCCATTGGGCTTTTAGCAATATGCCTTGCATCCCCTTGAGTAATGAAATGATAATTACCATCTGTTAATTCTGTTTGTAAGACCATCGCATACATTCCCTCAATCGTTATTTTCTCATCTAACATTTTGCCGATAGTCTTAATCTTCATTTTTCCTTGATCGTTAGATTCAGAATGCGTGAGAATAAATACATCCAAATCATCTCGTAGGGTTGGTAATAGTTTCAATAGGCCATGGGCATTTTTCGCAATCTCCGAAAACTTATCATATCCACGCTCAAGCGCTCGCCGCATAAATTCATTCGCCATCAAATATTGAAAGTCATCAATGATGAGTGTTTTGATCTCCAAACGCTGCGTATTAATTTTCATGATCAATCGTTCTATATTTTGATAATCATCAGAGGAATAGTAATTTCCTGTTAAGCCATCTGACGATAACTTCGTATAGTTCGCCTTATAACCTTTAAATGGCAATGGTTTATTCAGAACATTAATGATAAATGTCTCTGTTGGATTAAGATGTCTGATAGATGTACTTTTTCCTGTTCCCGACTCGCCGATTATTAAACTTGTGTTACTCATATTGATCTCCTCACATAATAAATTTCATCATTATTAGGATGAACGACCGCTCTCATACCACCCTCAATCATTGCATCGTGATACACATTAGGCGCTTCATGGTCTGCTAGGGCTTGCAAAAGGCTTTCTTTTTCATCGTATAAGAGGTTCAGGTTGTCTGTGTCTTCACAGACAAAATCATAATCATCTGATTCCAATAGAAACCTTAATAAATCGCGTTTCTCAGAATTGGTGACATGGGATGAGGAAGTATCTAAATAGATTTCGCCATGACGATATTTGCCATGCTCACGAATGACATCATGGAGAGTTGATATGAATTTTTTATCAAACAAATATGGGAGACTGATCAATTCTTGATAAGAATATGTTTTTTCCATGGCATCCTTGCCTTGTTTTACTAAACAATATTGGTGTATATTATTTCTATTCATTAGTACGTACTCCAAAATATCTACTGTGATTAGTACTAGATCAGGTGTTCAGACCTGATCTAGTACGCGTTATTTATATAAGCCACTTAAATCCATGCGCCACTAAACCAAATAAACCAGCCATCATTCCCCACGTCAATCCAAAGCCGCTTAACATGATCACTACAATCCATCGAAAGTCTGATTTCATTTCCTTAGAAGCATCTTTTATGTAAAGACCCAGGTTTTCTAGGGTGGTTTCAACTCTTGTCATTCTTTGCTCATAGAGAAGATCATACTTTGTTATTGTTGTTTTTTCTGCTTCGTTCATTTTTTCATTCTTCGTTAAGTTGATATAGCTATTATAGCGCGCTATAACAATTAGTCAATTACTTTCTTTAATTAATTTAACTTTCCCTATTTGGTTTAATTTTAAATTAATACTTTCTCTTATAATTTCTGACATGGGTATCTTTAAGAAATGAGCGAGATTACATACTTCTTCGTGCATTTTATGGTCAAGCCGTATTGTGTACAAAACATAATCTTTCATAAATTAACTCCATTTTAGGATTGCTACTTATTATTTAGCAATGTTATTGTATAGCGCTTATTTAATCAAGGAAAAAGTTATGAAATTCAAATGGGAAACGATAGATCAATATAAGTGGAATGATAATGAAGAAGATGAGAGTGAAGATAAAGCGGGATTTTATAACCAAAGAGTAAAAGTTTTTGGTGGGTGGATAATGCGAATATTATGCTGGGATCAACAATATAATCTACAAAGCGAGTCAAGTGTCTTTGTGCCCGACCCAAATCACGAATGGGAAGTTTAGAAAGTTTGAAGTAAGATTGAGGTTTTAGAGAACCCCGCTGTGCTTGTCACAAAGCGGGATCAAAACAATGAGTGTCCGACATACATCAACACCCATAGCGCGCACCTCTAATTATACGGTGCCGCGGGATTTGGTCAACCGTTAATTTAGAGGTAATTATGATAATTAAAAAAGAAAGTCCGCAACTTTTTGTTCTAGAAAATAAATTCTTTGACCAACTTACAAATACTAATGATATTGCTTTATATGCTTTCTTTATAAGAATAGAGGGAGTTGCTTATACAGATAGGCTTTTTATGGAAGCCTTAAATTTATCAAAAAAATCACTTGATAAATCCATCAAGAAATTATTGGAAATCGGATTTCTAGAATTAAATAAGGAAATTTAATATGTCAGTAAAAAAAAATACTTCAAATTTTTTAAAACTTAGCGGTCTCTCATTTACCACTATTGTTAATGAAACAATGGCTCTCATCCCCGATGATGGTGCATTAGGCATCTATTGTTATCTCGCCTCCAAGCCTGAGAATTGGAATATCTGTTATGTACATTTACAGAACAGATTTAATAAAGGGCGTGATTATATACAAAAAAGAATGGCGATATTAAAGGAAATTGGTCTTATTGAAACTATTGCTATAAAAGATAATAAAAACAGAGTGTTACACTGGGAAACCACACTTGTTAATGTAATTAAAAGCCACAATACTGAAAAGCCGTATTCTGGAAAAAGTTATCCACAGTCCACAATACTGAAAAGCCACATTCTGGAAAAGCCAGAATCTGGAAAAACAGGCACTAGTAATAAAAGATCTTTACCAATAAAAGAAAAAGAAAAAAAGAAAGAAAGAGAGAGAGAGGCCGAACCCAAAAAGCCGGCCGCTTCGCGTCCCTCTCTCTCTGATTTTAAGCCTAATGAGGAGAATGTAGAGCTGGCCAAAAAACTCTCGATCAATATTGACGAGGAACTGGAGAGCTTTAAAAGCCGCCATTCAGGGAAGGGTGATTTACAGTATGAGTTTAAGCGCTGGATAAAACAGGCTCATGCTTATAGAGAATCTAAAAATGTGGTATCGATTTACAAGAAAGAAGAACCGCAAAGACAGAAATTAAGAGATTACACGCAAGAGAGGTTAGATCGTGAAGAAAGGGAAAGAAATGCCATAAACAAATAAGGAAATCGCATGGATGCGAACCAAGAGATCGAGATAGGAGCATCAATTTGTAGAAAATTACAGGCTATTTATTTTCCATTATTGCACTGGGCGCTATGTTCACATGAGGTTTCAAAGAAATTTACGACATTAAAGCAAATATTGCGTAAATTTGAACCAGAATTAAATGGAATAAAACTTCTACAGAAAATCGATGAGTTTAGTTCCGCTAATTTTAAAGAAGCTTTTTCGTTAGAAGACGATTATTTAAAGAAAAAGGAAAAGGTTGATAATAAATATGGCGAAAAAGTGGTTTGGATACCAGTACCAATTGATAAACCGGCATTATTGGATGAAGTTAGGAAGCTATTAGCTGATTGTTCCACATAGAACCTCAAGGACGAATCTATGGAAAAACGATACTGTGATCAAAGTAAGAAATTTAAGAAAAAATATATAAAAGCATTCGTGGGTTTGTATAAATGTCACGATAAAGCTAATCTGGAGGCCAAGGTAAATACTTCTAACTTATTAAATACTAAGTTGGCGGGTAAGGATAAAGATTCGTTATAAGTTAAATTTGGAGGCTATGGATGGTTGATAAATTATTACCAACAGAGGCTCAAGAACAAGTTAAGTTGGTGACCGCTCTTAATAAGCTCCAAATTTTACACTACGCTGTTCCTAATGGTGGGAAGCGTGATTATTACGAGGCGTGCAAATTACGTCGTAGCGGCGTGCAGGCGGGAGTTCCTGATTTATGTATACCCATTGCGAGAGGTCCTTACCATGGGCTCTATATTGAGCTTAAGCGCCAAAAGGGAGGTAATATCTCAGATGCTCAACGCTGGTGGATAAAACGATTAACCGAAGAAGGGTATAAAGCGGAGATTGTCAGGGGTTATGATCTAGCAATAGAGCTCGTATTGAATTATTTGAAACTTTGATGCTATATTGAACATGAATGTTGTTAGACTGTAAGTGAAACTCCTCGTTGGACATTACCCCGCGCTCCTATCGCGGGGATTTTTTTTAGGAACACCTATGCTCCTAAGTCGTTGTTGCAAGGAATATGTAAAAGTTATTACCGCTGACTGCTCATCATATTATGTTTGTAATCATTGTGAGAAGGCTTGCGATGCGATTCATCCTTATATCAACGAGAAGGAAGATGAGAATGCCAAAACTTAGCCAGACTTCTTTTTCACGCCTCTCAACTTGTCACCTTGAATTGCAAACCCTATTTTATGAAGTCATCCGTCATATGGATTGTATTATTATCGAGGGGCACAGAAACCAAGAAGATCAAGAAGATGCCTTCCAAAAAGGGGAATCAAAGATTCAATGGCCTAACGGCAAGCACAATGCTGCCCCCTCCATGGCAGTCGATGTTGCACCGTACCCGATCAACTGGACTGACATGAAATCTTATTATTATCTAGGGGGACTCGTAATAGGTATTGCTCAGCGATTAAAAGAAGAAGGTAAAATGACCTATAGCGTCCGCTGGGGAGGCGATTGGAATCGTGATAGTAAGTTCGATGATCAACATTTCAACGATTTAGGGCACTTTGAGTTAGTTTAAATATAAATTAATACAAATCAAAACCCCAGATAGCAACCGCAAAACAAAAACAACAAAAGATAATCGAAAACATATTGCACCTGCTCACTTAATAAACTAATATACCCACAATGTATATTAAATACCATGGATGGTCAAGACAATAAGGCCGTCATGATTAAATTTGAGAATACCATAACGAAACGATATTATTATTTATTAGCCGAAAAGGATTTGTTCGATGCTTATATTCTTATCATTATGCGGGGCAGTCGCCATCGGAACATTCGTTTATCTTTATGTTTCAATAGTCCGGACGCTCGCCAAAATGAGATTGACAGACTCAGTAAGAGACGCATTAGACGCGGATATACATTAGTTCAATAAATAGGCATAATAGAGTCAAATTAAGCAAAAGGAATTGCTGAATGACGGTTGGACGACCCATAAAATATACGCCAGAAAGGCTAAAAGCCATCTTACAAGATATTTTCGATTGTATTCCCTATGAATTAGCCGCGGAATCGAATGGTATTCGAGAAGCCACTCTCTATGCTTGGATCAATCAAGGAAAAGAGGAACAAGATGCCGGCTTAGATACACCCCTTGCTTCCTTTTCTGAGGATGTAAAAAGGCTCGAACGAGAAAAGATAAAATATCATCTTGATAAAATGAAGCAAAACACTAATCGTTGGCAATCAGATGCATGGATACTTGAGCGAAGATGGCATCAATATTTTGGTTCTAATGTACATCTTAAAGAGATGGATGAACGCCTTAAACGGATTGAAGCAGGGATGAATCAAAAGGATGATTCAAATGAAAAAAAAATCTCAGACTAAAAAAATACCAACAAAACAGATGAAAAAAGCATCTGTTCGTGATAATCCTATTATGCGCAAAGAGGTGAATGCAGTACGAACATTGCGCGGCATACGTCGATAATTTGAAGGAATCAATTATGAAAGACGCAACGGATTTACACACCACCGGATTGGAAATGGAAGGCGGATTAGAATCAACTATTCATTATCCGCAAAAATTCGTTCGCGCTCCAAAATCGCAATACCCTGGAAAACCCATCGCCCATCCTGGTAAAGAAATACCGCATAGCGAAGCAATGACGATTACTTTGAAGTGCTAAGGACAGTGAATGGAATGTCCCGCCTGCAAATACGATACAACAGGTGTTGCAAATACCTATACAGACGCTGATAAAATAACGCGACGTAGACAATGTCCTCGTTGCGGATTTCGCATTGTTACAGAAGAAACAATCAAACCCAAGAAGCGTAAGAAGGATGTCTATTATGACATCCGCTAACTTTGCACAACGCTTAGATAAGATCGAATCATTTTATAACTCCCGAACGCAACGCCATATTACCTTTGAGGCAGACAGGACAATTATACATGCAAGCGATAAGGATCAGATCTATATACCCTCGTCTACTGGTGAGTTGTTTAGTCATAGTCATGGTTTTGTTGATTTGGTTATTGGTCCGTACGGATCAGGCAAAACAACCATGTGTCTTCAGCGCATCGTCCGGAGTGCTTGTAACATGCCAAAATGGCATAACGGAAGACGCAATGCACGTTGGGCACTCGTCAGAAACACTTCTGGAGAGTTAGTATCAACGACCCTGCAATCATGGCTAACATGGTTTGGCGATCTAGGTGATATTAAAAAAAGACAAAAACCATTGCTTACTTATGAACATCATTTCAATGATGGCGATGGCATTGTTGAATTAGAATTAATCTTCATTGCATTAGATCGACCGGATGATGTACGAAAGATAAAGTCGTTAGAATTGACTGGAGTCTATCTAAATGAACTATCTGAACTTCCTCAAAATGTGCTTAGTCACTTTAAGGGCCGTATTAATGGTCGTTATCCTTCTCGCTCTTTTTGCCCTGACAGTTATTGGTCTGGCATTATCGCAGACACTAATCCGCCTGACGAAGATCATTGGATCTTCAACGACTTCGAAAAAAACATAACGCCGTCTTATACGGTATTTCATCAACCATCAGGATTATTAACCGATGAACATGGTACATTCGTTAGAGACAACGAGGGCAACTATTTGCAAAATCCTCTCGCTGATAATGCGCAACATCTCGCAGCAGATTATTATCCTAAACTTGCAGAAAAACAAACAGAAGGCTTTATTAAAGTCTATTGTGCTGGGAAATACGGATTAGTTGAAAGTGGTAAACGCGTTTATCCTGAATTTAATTATGACATTCATTCTGTTCAAACAATCGAAGCAATCCAAGGAGATCCACTCTATTTGGGATTTGATTTTGGATTAACGCCTGCGTGCATTGTCGTACAACTAACAGCGCGTGGATGTATTCGAGTATTAAAAGAATATGTCGCAGAAGATATGGGCATTAAAACATTTGCAGAAAATGTCGTGATCCCACAATTAGCCATTGATTTTCCGTATTGTAAAATAAGTGAATGGGCAGAAGGCGATCCAGCGGGAGTGAAAGGCGATGAAATTATGGAGGAGTTATCTTGCATTGGTGAACTTAATACTCTTGGTATTCCTACTCGTGCAGCTTCCACCAATGACCCCAGCGTGCGCATTAACTCTGTACGCTACTTTCTTAATCTCATGGTTGATGGTCGTCCTGCTTTTTTAATATCACGCGTAGGTTGTCCAATACTTGTTAAAGGTTTCATGAGCGGCTATCACTTTAAGCGTATGCAAATTGGTGGTGATGAACGTTTTCAGGATAAACCCAATAAAAATAAATATTCTCATCCACATGACGCACTCCAATATCGTCTAATGCCATTTGCGAGTGATCGATTAGCTGATCAAAATAAAAAACCAGAAGTTGATATGTATAATCCTGTTTTTCGTTGGACTAATTAAAAGGACTTTAAATGAAGCTTAAAAAACTATGGCCTTATAATTACAATGATAAGCGCACATGGAAATATTCAACATGCGAGATTAGCGGGCGTGGAAATGATTTATATGTGAGTAAATGGGTTTTAAACCCTCATTTTATTTATAAAAAATTAGATCCAACTTATCCTGCTTATTTGAAGGATGGAAAGTGATGGAAGAATATAGGATAGATGTAAAGGTAAGGAATAATACACTACTCTATAAGCTTGAGCGGGCGGGTTATAAAAGTATTGGGGAGTTTTGTCGTATTCATAATGTAATGAAATATAGTTCTGCATTAGGTAAAATTGCTGCAATGAAACGATCTCCTTTAAAATCAACAGGTGAATTCTATTCTTGTATTAAGTTGGTTGCTGAAAAGATTGGTTGCGATCCATTAGATCTATTTTCTGATACACAATTACATACCATTCTAAAAACAAATAAACGATCTATTGCGGTCAATGAAGCTGAGATGAAGTTCATGATTGAATCGTGTGATGCTAAACAAAAACTATTATATGAAATTGTGCATGATGATGAGCGCTCTCAGGTTATCGATGTTCAATTAGCGACACTTTCCTCAAGAGAACAAAAGGTCATCAATTTAAGGTTTGGACTGAATGGTGAGGATGAGCACACCCTTGAAGAGACAGGGATTGTATTTGATATTACTAGAGAAAGAGTGAGGCAAATAGAAGCTAAAGCATTGCGTAAATTAAGACATAAAAGCCGTGCAACGATATTAAAGGAATATATTTGATGGAACCACAATGTAATTATTATGGAAACTTTGAAGGGAAACTAAAAGGGGCGAATGTGGCTGAGTATTTATTGGATGAAAGTTGGCTGAAAATATTAGAGAAACATGAAGTTGAGTTACGTAAGTTACATAGTAAAATTATCAAGGACGCAAAAGATTCATTTAACTCTACAATTAAAGAATTTAATAAAAAATTACTTATGGCAAATAGACGAATAAGTGATCTTGAGAAAGCTAAAAAAGAATATGATAAAAAGATTGAAATTGATAATAAGAAAATATCCGAACGAAAAGAAAGAATCGAAATGATAAAATTTAATAGAAAGAAAGAAGAAGAATGGTTAAAACAAGAAGAAAAAGATAAAATTAGACGTGAACGCGAAGAAGTTAAGAAGAATAAAGAAGCTGAAAAGATACTAAAAAAGAAAGGAAAGAAAAATGGAATTTAAGTTTAAACTTAATAAAGATGCAAAAAAGCTAGATATCACTCTTTATATGGATAGCCTTGCGGCTATTCATCCTGAAAAATTCCCCGAGAGTCATTGGACAACAAGTATTAGTTTAAAATCACTTAAATTGGATGCAAAAGAATTGGAGAAATTCTTAAATAAATATTTGAACTGCGCATTATCTAATTTATTCTATGTGGCATTGAAAGATAGGGAGCTTGATTTAAAATAGAGATAATGAAAGAACATAAGGAAGTGCAACGCCAAGAGTTTATGGCCGGAATGAAAGCTGGAATTAGAATGTATAAGGAGATTAACGATGACTACTAATGATCTAAATAACAAAGCATTCGAACCAAAAATAGAGAAACAAGTATCATGGATTGATAAACATCTTGAGGCTAAGGATAAGATATTTAATACCGAGCAGGAAATGTTTTATCGTGCCACAGATTATAGGTGATCATGATAAGAATATTATTTGATGTATATATTATTTTAATATTTAGTTCATTTTTAATATGGATGATATTCGATTCAATTAAAACTTAGAGGGGAAGTCGATGTATCCAACAGATTATAGTGGTTCATAATGCTTAAACGATTATTATGGAAAAATTAACCAAGGAGAAACAAGATGAAAGAAAAGAAAATGAAACATCACGAAAAAGTTAAGCATGAAAAGAAAATGGAACATCACAAGGAAGAAAAGAAACATATGAAGAAAGTTAAGAAAGAAAAGAAAAAATAAGGAGAACGTCATGCCGCTTGTAAAAGGAAATAAAGCGAAAACCAAAAAAGGTTTTTCGACTAATATTAAACGCGAAATAGAAGCTGGAAAACCCCAAAAACAAGCGGTTGCGATAGCTTACAGCGAGGCTGGCGAAAAGAAAAAGATAAAGAGGAAGTAATGTATTTCAAACCTAGGTCATATAGGTGTCATAAATGTGGAAATGATTTTATGTGGTCAGAGCAGGGAGATATCATTAATCTGGGCAAACCATTTTGCACGGTTTTTTATGTTAATTTTATTAGAAATAATGTGCCAATAGGAGAATTAAAAGAATGAGTGGATGTCATCCAGATAAAAAAGCTGAATTATGTATTCATGGAACCTATATAACCGGCCATGATTGTGTTGCATGTAAATTGCAATTCCAAATAACTGCATTAAATACTCGCATTGAAGCATTGCACGAATTTAAGTTGAGACAATGTAATGAGAATAAAGAAAATAAGAAAAGAATTGATAATTTTTATAATGCTCACGGACTTTCAGATATGATTAATAATGAAAGCAATCAGAAATTAGAAAAAAGAATTGAAGAAATTGAAAGCTCTCATAACGGTTTAACTCAAAGTATTTTTCATAGATTAAAAAAAATAGAAGATAAATTTGCATATTTTATGCAAAATTACCCTCTAAATGAGAAAAAACCGCATCAATGTCCGGTTTGTGATGGAAATGGTGGCGTTCCCCATCCTCTTACTGGATTATTAGCGCCTGCTACATGCTGCAGCTGTAAAGGACAAGGAATTGTATGGGGTTAATTAATGCAATTAATTATATGGAGTTAAAATGTTAAATAGAATTAGTAATGCAATTATGCAACATGATTCAATTCGACCAACCGTATCAGAAAGTAGATATGAAAGAAATGAACTTGAAGACATGAAAAAAGGCATAGAATATCTTTATGAGTTTAAAGAAAAATTATCAAAATTACATCCCAATGTATTAGATAGAATGGAAGATATATTGCAAAGACCGAGATATTAAATATGGGGTTGATCGACTGCTTGATTTGCTTTTGTAAAGGTCATCACTTTCCAGGATCTCCTAGTATTAACAAAGATGGGTGTTTTACTATAACCTGTATAAAATGTGGTAAAAGTGAAAGTCTGAAACCTCCAAAGGAATGGATTAATCGTTATGACAAAAGGAAATTATCATGACAAAGAAATGGATACAAGGTGCTATAAAAAAACCAGGCGCGCTGCATTCTGAAATGGGAATTGCTAAGGATAAAAAAATTCCTAAAAAGAAACTAGATGCCGCTGCAAAGAAACCTGGTAAACTTGGCAAACGTGCAAGACTAGCCGAAACATTGGAGAAAATGCACAAATAAATTCAATTAACTTTTTAACAAGGATGTTAAAAAATGCCAGCCATTCCTATTAATCTCGTATTTCAAGTTAATCTCCCAGGCCAAGAAGAAGATGGCACGTTGCCTCGTATTGTTCGCATTAAATGCGGCAATACTCTCGCTCAAGTCATTGGTGCAGGATTTCTAAACAATATTGTCGCAAGCCAGGGTCTCGCGCTTTATACCTCAGACTTTGTATTTGTTGCGGCCTCTGATGGCAATCAAATCTATAAACCCACATTTGGTGCTAATGGCGTTATTACGCTTGCAGTACTTCCTTAAATCCCAGTGGTTGACTACCCCGCCATGGTAACCAAGGCGCCGTCACTTGGGGATAAGGACGGCACGAATTTATCCATAAATGAAAAGGATTTCATTCAATGGAACGTGAGATTGATGATGTTAATCAGGATTTCGATCCTGAGAAATTAAATGAAATGGAAGAACGCCGAATTGATCGCCTAAATGAAGCGGGCGTTGATGAACAGGCGATCTTGACAGAGGCCGCTAAACATTTAAACACTTGGCAATCATATTTTGGTGAGAACATAACGCGCGGTAAAGACGATATGAATTTCGTCTTACGCGATCAATGGACCGCAGTCGAACGATCTGAATTCACGCGTTTGTTCAAACCCGCCATGACGTTTAATAAATTGTATGACACAGTGAAGAAGATAGCCGGCGAGCAACGGAAGAATAAACCTGATCTAATAGTTCGGTCTCTGACGGGGAAAGCAACTCAAGCTCAAATAAAGCTCCGAGCTGATCTAGTACGTACGATAAGTTATCAGAGTCAGAATGACCTAATTTACCAGACAGCATTTAATTCATCCTTGATGATGGGTTGGGGTGCATTTCAAATTGTATTAGATTATGAATCTACAAAATCATTCAATCAAGTTATTCGTTATGAACTAATCTCAGATCCCACTAGAACAGCATTCGATCCAACTGCCTTAAAACCACATAAAGGGGATGGTAATTATTGTGCGCGATATTATGTTTATACACGCGATGAATTCTTTGCGACTTATCCTTATGTAACAGACCCCGTTAGTTTCGTTGATCCGTATATGCTGCTCGATTTCCAATGGCAAACACGTGATACGATTACAGTTTGCGATTATTTTGTTAAAGAATGGTTTCCGGTTGTTATTTATAAATTAAATGATAAAAGTGTTGTTAATGAAATTGAATGGGAAAAAATTCAAAAAGATTATAAAAAACAATTAGAAATCACTGAAAATACGCCCGAAGCTCGAAAGATCATTGAACAGAATAAACTTAAAATAGTGTCTGAGCGTCAGACACAAGATTATCGCATCATGCATTATCGAATGATCCGTAATCAAATTATTGAATTTTCCGAATGGCCTTCAAAACAATTACCTATTATATTTGTCGATGGTGATAGTTATTTTATCGAAGGCAGACAATATACGAGGTCATTTATCCATGAGGCTCGTGATGCTCAAAAATGCGTTAATTATTTCGGATCTGAAATTGCCGCAGAAGTTAAGAATCGTCGGCGTGAACAATGGCTTGGAACGCCAGATAATATTTCTGGTTACGAACAAGATTGGCGAAATCCTGAGTTACAAATGGGAATATTGCGTGCGAAACCTGATCCTAAAACGGGTCAAATGCCTCAAAAAATGCCAGCCTGGGATTTATCACCGGCGATCATGGCTAACTTTCAAAGAGCTACTCAGGATATTAAGGAAATATTGGGATTTAGTGAAACAGAAGCGCTGCAAGGACGAGATATTTCTGGCAAAGCAAGACGTGAACGTAAATTAGAAGGTTCAATGTCTGCTTATGTCTATCAGGATAATATGGCGCAAGCAGTCGAACAAGGCGGTCGTGTAGTCAATGATTTATTGCCTTATATCTTGGGTGATGATGAACGCACAATGGTCATTAGTAAGAAAGATGGACGTACCGAATCTATTCGCATTAACCAAGAAGACCGTGATGGAAATATATTAAATACGATTGGAATGGGTGATTTTGATGTTGAGATTAATACAGGTCCTTCCTTTGCAGTACAAAAAGAAGTAGCACTTGAATTCTTCCAAGAAACAATGGCAAACAATCCTCAAATATTCCCGTTAATTGCCGATCTTTGGGCAAGTAATCTTGATATTGAACAAATGCCAACAGTTAAAGATCGTCTTAAAACACTTGTTCCACCCGAGATATTAGCGAAAGAAGAAGGCAAGCCACCACCACCGCCTAAACCTGATCCACAAGCCATGATGATGCAAGCTGAGATTCAAGCAAAGCAGGCTGAGATCAAGAATAAACAGGCTGAAATTCAAGTGAAGATGAAAAAGATTCAGCTTGAAGAAGAAGAATTAGAATTAAAGCAAGCTGAGATGTTCTTAAAGGCGCAAGAGATTCAAGGAAAAGAACATGCTGAAATCTTTAAACACAAATTAGATTTAGAGAAAGCCGAAGTCATTCATGGACAAGGCGAGAAAAAGACGGATCTCGATTTCTCTCATAAAATCGCTGCAATTTTAGCAGATGTTTATAAGCACGACAGTCAGATATCGCATGATAAAGAAATGAATAAATCTAAGGAAAATAATTCTGCATAAAAGTGCTACCAGTAGCACTTTTATTTTAAACCTTTAGAGTAAAATTGACTCATACATAGACAGGGAGTCTATGGGCGACCGAGACGCCTTAATCCTCGTGGGCATAAAGAATTGCCGAGTGGAGTCAATATGGATAGCAATCAGGACGAGTCGGGTAACGACACGGAAAGTTTGACGGGCGAAGCATTAGATAGTTTAGGCGCTGGAGGGGGAATAGATGAAGTTGAAGATGCTGAGGCAAATTCAAATTCTGATATGTCCCACGAACAAGGCGACGGGAATAAAGGTGAAACGCTTGCTGTCCAGAAACGGATTAAGCAATTAAAGCGTTCTCATGACAGGGAAATGCGCGAGATGCAAGCCAGGATGGCACAAATGCAATCACAATCCCAACCTAATCAGTCAATGCAACAACAATCAAATAGTCCCAATGAATCCATGGGTAATCCTGGAAGCATTGAAGATGCGATTCACAAGGCAGTTAGTTTTGCGCTTCAACAGAAGGATATGGAAGAGCGCAAAGCAAAGGACAATGAAAATCAACAAGACATTCAAAAACAGTATCAAGAATTCCAAAAACATTTGGACTCTACCGCTGATAAATACGATGACTTTGATGACGTTGTTCGGGGCAATGATACGCCCTTTACTGAGCCCATGCGTGATGTCGCAGCGTTAATCCTACCTAAGACCGGCTCCGGTAGTTCCGGAGAAGTGCTATATAAACTCGGTAAAAATCCTGACGAACTTTCGCGTATTGCAAAACTCCCCTCACACAAACAAGCGGCTGAATTGGTAGCACTGAGCCACGCCTTGATTGCAGGTGGAGATCACAAAAGTTCGGCAAATCGTCCTCTTGGCAATATCAAGTCTAACCCAGTTGTGAATTCAGTCGGCGTAACCGAAAAAACGCCTGTTTCAGATATTAGAAGCAGGATGAAGGAAGGCAAGTTTAAATAAACTTTGCCGCCTTTCAAAACGGATTGACTTACTCACGGATGGAGAAAGGCTATGCCCAATCAATTTATTACTACACAATTGGTATCAAACACTGCATTAGCAATGTTTGCTAATAACTCACCTTTTATTATGACGGGTTCAAGAATCTACCAAGATGATTTTCAAAACTCAGGTTATAAAATCGGTGACACTCTACAAGTTCGTAGACAAAATAACTTTATCGTTGGTGATGGTTCGACCGCAGTACCACAAGATATTATTGAAACGGTTGAAAATATTACGGTTGCACATCAATACCACGCATTAATTGCTTATACCGTTCAGGATTTAACATTACGAATTGAAGATTTCTCTCGTATGTTCATCCAGCCTGCGATTCAAAATATCGTTACACAAATGGAACGCGATATTTGCGCGGATGCTGAACAAGAATTGTATTTTTTCACGGGCCAAGCTGGCTCTCCAATTAATTCATTTGCAACTGTTGATATTGCTGGCGCTAAATTACTGGAGCAAGGTGTCAACATTGCATCCGATGCTTATCTTGCTATGACGGTTCGAGATGGATCATCGTTAAAATCAGCATTGTTAAATAACTTTACTCCCGTATTTAACGAAGAAATTGTTAGACAGTCTGCGATTGGTCATTTGTCTTATTTTGATATCTTCCAATCTCAAAATATTGTTCGTCACCAAGCGGGCGTAGGTCCTACTTTATTCCCAGGTGATACATTAACTGTGAATGGTACGGTTTCATCGGGTAATACGATTGTATTGGCAGGCGCAACTATCAGTACTGCTAATTACTTTTTACCTGGCGATTTAATTCAAATTGCAGGTGTTCACAGTGTTAATCCACTGTCTCGCGCATCGACTGGTCAGTTAATGCAATTTGTTATTACGGCTCCCGCTAATTCTTCGGGTGGTGGCGCTCTCACATTGACTGTTAGCCCAAATATCGTTAGTTCTACTTCATCCCCACTTCAAAATGTCGATATTCCAATTCCATCCGGTGCAGCAGTTACCGTTGTTCCATCATATAACGTCAATATCGCTTATCCTGCTCGCGCATTAGATATCGTTTGTCCGCCTCTTTATAAATTACAAGTTCCTTATGCGAGCGTTGCGGTCGATCCA